TGTCCGGACGCAACGGGCTTTCCCACATTGGAAGTTTGCTACGAAGAGCAACGCCCCACAGGATACAACATTCGCCGCCAGCCGACACTTGCCCCAAACCCGGCAAGGTACACGATGAGTGACGTCAGCAACGACATGATTTCCAGGAGAGGGGGTTTTAAGCCCTATGTCCAGGAGCCCCATAAGAGTGAGGACATCTTCTGTGGGCTACCTATGCCGCCCAACAGCAAGGAGCACATCAACCTCAGTCTCGAGTACCAGATGGGTCGCCGGCTCCAAGGGTCCTTCGATGGCTACGAGAAGAAGATGGACGAAGTGCTGAGGAGCATGGTTCACTCATTTGATGACGTCAACCCTTCCCAGGATCTACAGTATCTTGACTATACCATCAGAAATATCTACGACCAGCTCGACACGGACAAGTCCCAGGGTTGGACCGAGACGCTCCGGCCGGGGCCGAAGAAGGTGTGGGACAAGCCAGAGGATTTTTCCGAACTGACGAAGATGGTGAAAATTCGCCTCTTCATCAGAATGGTTTTTGGCGCCAAAGCCATCGCATTCATGTCACCAGACGACGCAATTCACTATGGACTGAAAGACCCAGAGAAGCTTTTCATCAAAGAGGAGCCTCATTCCATCGAGAAGTTGAATGCGAACAAGTTTCGCCTCATATGGGCTCCTTCCCTCGTTGACACGCTGCTCCTTGGTGTTTTGACCAGGAGGTTTGACAAGCAGAATATTGCTTGTTTTCAGCATGGAGACAGCCACGAGTATGCAATTGGCATGGGCCATCATGATCTCGGGCTGGCACGGACTGGGGAGGCCATCGCCCACATGATGGCTCGAGCGAAAAGAGAAGGCTATGGAGCCCTCTACGGAGCTGACTACAGTGGGTACGATATCAGCGTTCCCAGGGACGCAATGGTTGAGGTAGCGCGCCTTCGCAAGTTGAAGATGGACGCAAGCAAGGTGTCTGCTCTCCACATGTCATTCCTAGACGAGTTGCTCGACATCGAGCACCTTCTGTTGTCCACCCACGTTGTGCAAGCGGGAGACCGCATGCTGGCCATTCGTGTGTTCGGCATCGTTGGGTCTGGCACCCTGGTGACCGGGTCCAACAATACGTTGGCCAATATGCTGATGACTAGAACAGCAGGAGCCGAGATGATGCATGTCGTCAGCGACGACAACATATACTTTGGCCGTCTCAATATGGAGGCGATAAGGCGATTCGGCCTTGTGCTAAAGGATACAAGGCAGTGTAAAATTCAAGAACAAGACACAGGTCTCGCTGTCTATGATCTTCCATTCACATCGCACCTCTATTCCGTTGCCAACATATCTGAAAATTTCGACCAGGACCCGGAAGATCCTGATTTTGTTGTTGGCAAACCTCTTCCGATGCAATACGGGAGGCCCAACGTACAGGCAACATACGCAAATCCAAGCAAACTTTTGTCAAATTTGTTGCACAAGTGCAAGGATTCCAGTGGAGTCATTGATCCTGACGTCATGGTTGGCGTAACTCATGCGCTGAGGCACACGCCGTACGTCTTGGAGATGTTTGTGAACTACGCAACAAAGATGAACCCTGAAAATTACAGGTTTCTCAAAGAAGCTCTCAAAGCCGGTGTTGATTTTTCGCAGCACAGCAACACTCGAACGATTGCCGACATTTTGGGCTGCCCAGAGGGTGTGGCTGATAGCGCATTTGACACCTTCCACCAGCCCGAGGCCGAACCCACACAGGTGTCCGATCCCGTGGCCCCACCAAATTTGTTGCCGGAGCCAGCTAGCAAGCTGTGGCTGCGTGAGTGGCAGAGACGAGCATGGGAAAAGCACAACTATCCTGAGTTTGTCAAGAAGCTCATAATGCACCGTGCGCCGTCAGGTGCTTTAGATATGCCCTACCCAAGGGGCGACTTCACC